GAGCTTCAATTTGTGCTGAAGCATGATAAATGAATAAGGAGAAAGATGTGGGAAGGTATTGCTTTGACATTGAAACGAGCGGCTTGCTCGATGATTCTACAGTTGACTACGAAGCTTCTCCTTGGAAGCTTCGTGACAATTTCAAGCTACATTGTATTGTAGCCACAAACATTGATTCTGGCGAAACCTTTGAGTGGGTTGGTGAGGAATGTTTCCAGACGTTTCGTGGTTGGGTGAAAGATAACGTCACCTTTATCATGGGACACAACATCATCAACTTTGACCTTATGGTGCTGCAAGCAGCTCTTGGGATGGAGTACACACTTGGCTTTGAAGGTGTCAGCAGCTCTTGGGACGGCAAGGATGTTGAGATTTGGGACACTTACATGACTAGTAAGATGCTGTGGCCCGACCGTCCTGCTCACAGTTTGGACTACTTCGGTTCCATTCTGGGAGAGCCTAAGATTGATTGGCGAGGTAAGGCTGTAGAGCTTGGCTTGATTCCATTCAATGCTCCTAAGGGTGCAGAGTTTATCCAATATCATCCAGAGATGTTGGTGTACAACCGTCAAGACGTTAAGGTGAACATCAAAACCTACCACTACCTCATGAAAGAGTGGGGCACTTGGGATTGGAGTGATGCATTCCAACTGGAGCAGTACGTAGCTTGGGTGGTGGCACGTCAGCAGCACCGTGGATTCTGGTTTGATAAAGAGAAGGCTCTGGATTGTGTCCGAGAATTGGACATTTTGATGGCAAGCCACAAAGCTCTTGTAGAGCCGCACCTTCCCCCAAAACCGCTTGGGAAAACAAAAGCTAAAGAGTACATCCCAAGCTCTATTCAGTTTAAGAAGGATGGGACACCCTCTGCAACAATTCAGAAATGGATTGCAAAGCATGGAGGTGTGCTTGAGTTTTCCGATGGTGTATGGCACACAGAATTGTATGGTGAGCGTTACACACTGCCAATGCCACAAGAGCCTATTATCACAACGGAACCAAGCTCTATTGTAGATAGTACATTTATTAAGGGTTTTCTTGTAGAACTTGGCTGGAACCCTACAAGCTATAAAGAGAAGGATTTAACACTTGACTCTAAAAAGCGTAAACTGTCTCCAGAGAAGTTTTCAGAAACTGTAGAACGATATGTTGCACAAACATTGGTGTCCCCATTCTGCAAGGACAGGCTGGAACGTGTTAACGCAACAAGGGTAACACTTCGTAATAAACTTTTAGATCATGATTTGAAAAAACCGTTGAAAGTGTTGACAAATCCCACATTCACTGTTGGCCAAGATAAACAGATTGACCCTACACTTGAGGAAATGGAATCTACCTTCCCCTACGTCAAGCATATTGTGGAATATCTGACATACAACCATCGTCGTAACTCTATTCTTGGCGGTGGTGTTGATCCAGACGATGAGGATGAAGATGGCGAAACTGGCTATCTCCCAAACGTGCGTAGTGATGGTAGAATTCCAACACCGGCAGATACTTGTGGTGCAGCAACCTCTCGGTTTAAGCATCGCCTATGTGCCAACATCCCACGAGTGACTTCCTTATACGGTGGAGAACTACGACAGCTTTTTGGCGTTGGTGACACTAAGAAATATATTCAATACGCATTCGATTTCTCATCGTTGGAGGCAATGATTCAAAGCCACTACTGTTGGCGATATGACACGACTGAGGATCACCAATATTGCAAATCCTTGACAATGGAGAAGCCTTTTGATGTTCACACATTGACAGCTAAACGAATCTCCGAAGCAATTGGTCAAGAGTTTTCACGAGGTAGTGCGAAGTCTGTAGGTTATGCCTGTGCCTATGGTGCCCAAGCCGCGAAGATCGCTAAGACAATTGGTAGTAGTGCCAGTATGGGTGAGACGGTATTCAAGGCTTATTGGGACGCTGCAAAGCCTCTGGCTGACTTGAAGGAAGCTTTGACGAAGTATTGGGAAACCAAGGGACAGAAGAAGTTCATTCTTGGTATTGATGGTCGTCAGATTATGACACGATCTAAGCACTCTCTGGTTAATGCTCTGTTCCAGTCAGCAGGTGTTATTTGCGCCAAGCGTGTGATGGTGTATCAGGACATCGAATACCGCAAGCGTAATATTGGTGTAAACTTCTGGCTGGAAGATTGGAAAAACAAAGCGTATGTTCAGCAGCTTATTGCTTACCACGATGAGGCGCAAAAGGAAATGTCGCACAAACTTGTCACCTACAAGAAGTTCGACACAGAGGAAGAACTGAAAGCCTTCCAGAAAGAAAACAGTGGCTGGAGTATTGTGAACACACCGAAAGGCCACTATCTAGGTTGGTCTGAAGTGCAGCAAATTACAGAGGAAGCTGTGGTCAAAACTTCTCGTCATTACAAACTGAACGTGACGTTGGCAGTTGACCCACAATACGGGGATAATTGGAAAAATTGCCATTGATTTGAAAGGGTAGTGTGATGTTAGTAGATTATAACGGGCATGGTAAAATGTCCTCTGGTATCTATGTTATTGAAAATCTTGTAGACGGTAAGAAATATGTCGGAAGGACAAAGTGCTTCTACAAACGCTACCAGCAGTATGTGCATGATTTTCGAAATCAGAAGGCGTCTAGATGTAATGAATACATGTTAAGAGCCTGTATTAAACATGGTGCTGGTAATTTTATATTTAGGGTGTTTGAAGTGTGCGCTCTTGAAGACCTAGTTCAAAGAGAGTATGAACTTATCTTAGAACTTGGAACGCTAGATAAGAATGTAGGATACAACCTGCGTAACGACAAAATCGGTGTAGGTATGATTACCCATGAACTCACAAGTTTAAAGATTTCCAACAGACTTAAGAAAGAATGGGCATCCGGCGTGAGAGCAAAGCATAGTGAAAAGATGACAAAACATACTTTTGTTATCTACGATCCAGATGGGGATGAAGTTACAACACTCTCTTTAAAAGAGCTTCAAGAATCGTTGTACAGTCGTGCCACGAGTCGCATCAGTATAAAAGGTGTTAGATGGGTGTCTTTAGGTAACAGTGGCTGGGTGGAAAAAGTACCTGTAGATGAATACATAGAGTCTAGGAAGGAAACTTCTAAACCGGAGGGAATCTTGTGGTAACTAGACGAAGAACCTCATTAAAGCCACGCAAACCACGGAAAATTAAGCTTACAGAACGCGACAAGCGTATTCAGCAGGCTCTCAACACTCCGGAAATTTTCGACGGCCTTAGCCCCCAAGAACAACTGGCTTTGGCTAAAGAAATACGTGGTGTTGGGAGACTTTCTAAATACTTGGAAACACGTTACAGACAGCCGACAGAAGACGATTTCAGACAAATGGCTCTTGTATGTGCTAAAGCCATTGTTTCAAGACAAAGAGAGAATGGGGAACGTGTACGTAGTGACAGAATCTTTGTTACAATACGTCTCCCTTATTTCTTCAGAGAGAAGAACAAGACATTCCCTCTTGGTGTGTTGATGTCAGCTGATGTGTTGTCTGTAACAATGCGTATCAATGCTAACAAAGTGCTTGACTGGTTATACGAACTAGGTTATAGTGACTTTAGTAGCAAAGAACTACGCAAGTATTTGGGAGTGTTTGAAAGAGAGTTGACAGCTTGGGAAAACGAGTTTACAATTCTTAACACGTATGGACGTGACGAAGATATTTTCCTCGCTTGGGGAGAATTGATGAACGATATTAAGGAGAAAGATGATGATTAAAAAGCTTTTGATTATTTGTGTTGCAATCACATTGACAGCTTGCAGTCAGCCCGAAACAGCGCAGAAAGTGCTGGCTTCTCAGGGCTTTACTAAAATCCAAACACAAGGTTGGGGTATGTTTGGCTGTGGTCAAGATGATACTTTTTCAACAAAGTTCACAGCCGTTGGTGCAAAAGGCGAGAACGTGAGTGGCGTTGTTTGTGGAGGCTGGATGAAGGGCTCAACCGTACGATTTGATTGAAAGGAGAAAGATAATGGTGTATAAAGCTAAGAATTTTAAGTTGTACGATGAGGTAATTTTCTATAGCACCGGTGATCCAAATCTGAATGACTTATCCGGACAGATTGTTGGACTGCCTTGTAATCATCTCCACCCAGCACCCCACCACTATATTGTTCTTTTAGATGAGACATACTGTGGTAATAAAGCGCTAAGTATCACAGAAGCTTGTTTGCTTCACAAATGGGAGAAGGATAGTGATTGAAATGAACGCTATTATTACAGACACGACTATCGATATTGGTGACAGGGGTTACCTAACTGTGTACATCAATTTGGACTTTGGTGGTAGTGGTCAAAGCTTTGGTGATTATGTTCTCTACCTTCCTGACAGTTTTGAACATAGCAAGGGTCAACCAAACATTGCCGGTAATTTCATGTACAGTGTGATGAAAGTGGTTGGTGTTGGACAATGGAAGGACTTGAAAGGTAAAGCCATTCGTGTTCGCAAGAAAGACTATTGGGATGTTGTACAAGAGATTGGTCACATCATCAAAGATGAATGGTACAATCCTAAAGAAGAGTTTGAGAAAATGAAGGAGAAAGACAATTGATTACTAAAGTGGTGTTGACATTTTTGGTTACATCAGGTATTCTATATCTACTGATGGAAGGATTTAAATCAGCTTCTTGGATTCAGAGATGGAATGCAGCCAAGGGGTTTGGTAAGTTTGCTGTGTTTGTACTATTCAGTGCAGTTGTTACATCTG